ACAACTTATTCATTTATAGGACAAAAAACATTAGGTAGTGACTCGTTGAGAGTATGTGAATACACTAGTGATAAAACACTTATACAAAGAAATTATGAATTATATACTATAACTACAACACAAAACACTCATTATATAAGAGTGAGTAATTATAAGGATAAGCTAAATACAACGCAAGTTGAAAAAAGCTCTAGTGCTAGTGATTATCAACCTTATGGAGTAGGTAAGTGGTATTTACATAAAGAGATAAGGAAAGTTGTTTTAGATGGTAGTTCAAACAGATTTACTCAAATTTTTTCAACTAACAGAAGTGGAATAAATCGTTATAGGACTAATGAAATACCTGTTAAATTACAAACATCAGGACAAATTGCTGATGTTTATTGCAATAAATTATTACCAAAAACTCTTGTTAATACTTATGGTAGAGTTCAAGGAATAAGTGTTAGTGATGCAATTACAATGTTTATTATTTATATAGATGATATAGGCACATATACATTAGAACAAGCAAATAATTGGTTAAGTACAAACAATTTAGAAATATATTATGTACTAGCAACACCAACATACGAAAAAATAACAGGAGAATTATTAAATCAATTAGAAGCAATAAAAAATAGTTATGAAAATCAAACTAACATTAATCAAGAAAACAATGACTTGCCTTTTGAATTAGAGGTTGGGGCATTGGAGAAATATTAAAAGGAGAATGATTATATGAAATTAATAGACATTTCACATTGGCAAGGAAATATCGATTTTAATCGAGTAAAAGCAAGTGGTATTGAAGGAGTTATCATTAAATCTGGTGGATCAGATAATGGTTTCTATAAAGATAGTATGTATGAAACAAACTATGCAAAAGCAAAAGCTGCTGGTTTACATGTTGGTGCTTATTATTTTGTAGGAAAAGGTTGTGTATCTGCAATTGATGGTGAAGCAGATGCCAAAAGATTTGAAGCACAGTTACAAGGAAAACAATTTGATTTACCTGTATATATGGATGTAGAAGCACCACCAACTGGAAAGAAACAAGGTGTAACTGATTCGGTAGTTGCATTTGGTGATTACCTAGAAAAACGTGGTTATTTTGTGGGTGTTTATGGTTCTGACATTTCTGGTTTTAAAGAAAGAATGGACTTAAATAGAGTTAGAAGATTTACTCTATGGGTTGCTCGTTATGGATCACAACCACAATATGCAACAAATTGGGATATATGGCAATATAGTTCTACTGGTAGAGTTAATGGAATATCTGGTAATGTAGATATGGATGATTGTAGAAGAGATTTCCCAAGTATAATTAAAAATTTAGGTTTAAATGGATATACAAAACAAAGTGTTACACCAAAACCACAACCTAGTCAACCTACACCACAACCAAGTGTACAATACTACACAGTTGTTAAGGGTGATAATTTAACTAAGATAGCAAAAAAGTTTGGAACAACTGTTAAACAATTAGTAGCTTGGAATGGAATCAAAAACCCTAATTTAATATATGCTGGTCAAAGATTAAGGGTAAGATAGAAATTATCTTACTCTTTTTATTTTTATGTTGACTAATAAAGTATAATATGTTATAGTAATTTTCACAAGGAGGTGAAAAAATGAAAAAAGATATTGACAAGTTATTATCAAGAACACTGTTTACTTATTTCACAATATTATTTGTGATATTTATATTAAAGATGTTTGGGTTAAATTACTTTGGTTTAGACACTGGAAATAAAATAATTAATAAGATAAATGATTTTATTTTATATTGGAGATTAGAAAATGTTTGGTATGCAATTATATTATACATTAATGGTTTAGTTATAATGGGTATTACTTGTAATGATAATAGTAAGAAAATGAAATTGTTTGTATTATGTTGTACACCATTGTTTATTGTATTTCAATTATTAAAAGCACATTATAATAATGTTCCTATATTCATAATTTTAGATTTATTATACTTATTTATACTTTCTTTATGTTATATTAAATTTATAAAGAGAGAAAAGATTCATAAATATAATATAACTAACTATTGGTTATTCATGTTTATTAATTTTATATATCAATTTATAAGTTTGGTTACAAGAAATATGACAATACAAAGTCAATCATTACAAGTTGATAATTTTATAGTTAATATTATCATAAATTTTGATTATACAATTTTATTAATAATGTCTTATAGATTATATTTTATGAGAGGAGGTAATAGTCTATGGGTTATGGTACATTCTTATTCTTCGGACCTACTGATTTCCTTGAGAAAGTTGCCAAGAAAATTTCTCACAAGTTATCAAAATAGTAAGCCGAAGAAAAGGGAAGATGAACTGACTTATAAAATATACATAGTTCTATTTTGGTTATACAATTTCTTTACTGTTCTTGTGGTGTTATTTATAGCAACACTTAATGATACCTTTATAGAGTGTATATTTATTCTATCAAGTTTCTGGATCAATAAAGGTGTGTTTGGTAAACCATTTCATTTGAAGAAAGCTAGTACTTGTTTTATAGTCAGTTCTCTATCCTACTACATTCTTAATCGTTTGACTTGGAAAGTAGGAATATCTTTCTTAATACCAATTGTATTAGGAATTGCATTATCTTATATAACTTCATTGTTTATGGCAAGAAGAGAAAACCTATATTTATATAGGGGTATGCCATTGGATAAATTTTATGAGTTAATTACAAAAGTTACAAATAATCTAGTACATATTGATATATGTAAAAGGTTTTATGTAGATAGAGAAAGTATTACAAAGATAGCAATACAAGTGGGATATTCTGAAAGTAGAATTAAACAAAATAAAGGTGATATAGTTAAAGAAATAAAAGAGTTACAAAAATAACTCTTTTTTTATACTTTTTTGTACTTTTACAAACATATAATTATCTTAGAAGCGAGGTAATTTATATATGATTGATAAGAAGATTTATCACGATCTTAAAAAAGTGATTAAGTGTCTTTGTCGCAAAAATGTAATCAAACTTTGTGATGAAGTAGAATTAAATAATGAAGAAAGAAAGTTGCTTATGTCTTTTTATGATGGCAATAGTAGAACTACAACTTGTATTGATTTAGGTATAAGTGAAACATATTATAATAAACATTTAAAATTAATATTAAGTAAAATATATAATTATAAAAACACCTTAAATTAAGGTGTCTTTTTTTTATAATATTTTCCATATATATTCGATTTTTTTATCAGTACAATTCCATGTGTCTATTACGTAGCCATTCACACAAGCTGTTATATGATTATTGGTTGTTATCAAATATTTACCAATAGGATGATTTTCTGCAAATTCTCCTATATATGTTTCTGTGTAAGGTATTCTATCAAACTTTCCATCTAAAAAGTTTCTTACAAAAACACCATTATCCATCATTTGACCTTGTTCCATCGCACTTTTACACAATTCTTTATATGCTTCTTTCCATGTCATATCCATTACTATTGAATATGCCCTAGGAAAACAATCATCAATAAAATTATTATGACTATTAGCATTATAAAAGTAATATCTCATATTACATCATACTTCTTTGTAATGTTTCTCTTATCATTTGTCTTTGTTGGTCATCATCAGCATCTTCAAATAAATATCTAATGAAATCTTCTAATGATTTATTCATATAATGGAATGCTTTATCTGTTTCTTCACTCGCACCATATCTACCACGATTTTCTTCATATCTTCCGTAATCACTATACATATTATCTATATAATCGTGTCCTTTATAACGACCTCTACTATCACGTTCTCTTCTTCCATATTGCTCTCTTCCATATGATTCTCTTCCATATCTTCCATATTCTCCGTAGTTTCCATATCCGCCACGACCATCATTATAATTTCCGTACATTTCACTTTCCTCCTTCATACACCAATATTCTTCATTGGCGATATCTTTATGAATATCTATAAGTTCACCAAAAACTTCTAAATTATTCATATTGATTTCGCCTTGGCTTTCTTCTAATAATGATTTGATTTTTTCTTCTGTTGCTTTCTTCAAATCATTATGTATAATTTTACTCATTTTTATCACTCCTTTCTTTAAGGATCGAGATTATTTCTTCATTTTGTTCTATTATTTTCTTCAAATATTTTTCATCTTGTGTTTGTAATTCTTGCATTAAATCGCTATTGTTATAATCTTGTAATAGTAAAATAATGCTATATAATTGCAAGATTAATGAAGTTGCATCTAAATTATTTCTCATTAAATTCTTTTCCTTTATAATTTAAGTGTGTTTTTTCTTTTAATGCTCTTTCTATATCCCAACCACGATTAAGTCTTGTTCTTAAAGTGCAAAATTCTATATTATATTGTTCTGCCCATTCTTTGATAGTTTTTGTTTCATTATTGTATGTTATTAATATAGTATTTCTTCTATTTCTAACTTGTTCTAATTTTGTCGCCCATCTACAATTAGATGGTTCATAATTTCCATCATTGTTTATTCTATCAATAGTTAAATCTTCTTGATAACCATTTTCAATTGCCCAATGATAAAAATTTTCAAAACTATTTAACCATTCATCACATACTTTTATTCCTCTACCACCATAATTTTTATATCCGAGAGTTTTTTTATTATAACATCTTTGTTTCATATTGCTATAAATATATAGTAATTTTGTATTTGATAATCCATTTTTATACAAATTATTATGATGATAATCAAAACAACCACAAGTTATATTATTATAACCTCGTTTTTTTCGCATACACAAATAAGATATTGTTCTATTAATTATTTTGCCACATTTATAACATTTACATTTATAAATAATATTCCCATTTTTTCTCTTATTTGTTTTTTCCAAAACTTCAACATATCCAAATTTTTGACCAATATAATTTTTAGTTGGCATATAAATCACCTCAAATATATTATATCACACTTCTAATTATTTTGTAGCATTTAATTTTCTCTTTTCAAACTAAATGTCGCATTAGTTATAATCGCTTGTGTAGTTGATATTGGTGTTGTAGGTGTAGTTGGTGTTGGTACACTTGAAACACTTTGTACTGATAAATTAGTTGTTCCACGTGGACATACTCTTAATTTCTTATCAAAAGAAATTGTTTCATAGTCATCTGCTGCTGCAATAGTTACCGCACGAAGTGTGTCTGGAATCATCACACCATCTTGAAATAATGCAACAGCTACAACACCCGGTGTAGCGGTGCTTACCGAAGCACTAAATTCTACATCATAATAACCTGTATAACCATTTCCAAATATTTTAAAATTAGGGTTACCATTTGAATAATCTAACCAACCATTACAATTACAACTAGCACATCTTGTTCTAATATCAGTTTCATCAAAAGTTATTGGACTTGCATTACTTGGTAATACCAATGGTTCATTTATAATTGTTTCTATCATTCTATCTCTCCTCTCATAATAAAAAAGGTATAGACCTGCTATACCTTAAAAAATCTAGCAAGTTCCTGTAATCAGGTATGTCGTAATCGACTATATGCTATTAAATAAATTGACTTGTTGTGTTAAAACCACATCCACAACCACCATTGTTATTGCATGTGAATATAGGTGTTCTTCCGTACACCGGAGTACTTGGTACTGGGCATGAAGAAAGTCTGTTATATAACTGATCCACCTCGTTCGCAAAACCTTGTGCTATGAATGAGTTTTGAGCAATTTGACTAGCTTGTAAATCTTTCATTGATAATTGTCTTTCAAGATCACGAATCTTATCATTTTTCTCATCTATCTTATCGTTACATAATTGATCCAATATACGTTGAGTATTTGCTGTTTGGTTGATTAATACATTTTTAAGACCATCAGCAAGTGCTGCTCTATCTGCACAATTTTCTGATAAAATAGTTGAGTTTAGATTAGCAATTCCTAATCTATTTTCACAACAACAATCATCTAATCTAGTACCAATATTGTTGAAACCAGTTAAAGTAGCAATTTGGTTGTTAAAGTTTTGGTTCATATCTGCCATTTGTCTATTGGCAGCAGCAATTTCTGCATTGAAGAAACCATTTGAAATGTTTCCGTTTACATCAGCACAACAATTACATAATTGGTTGCTTAAAGACCATATACCATCTCTAGTACCTTCAATTTGATTACTTAAATGTAATGTGTCAAAACCTTGGTTAGTGTTGTTCATAATTTCTTTTTGACCATTTGATAACCAAGCGTAACCATTATCGAAACTATTGTTTCCACCAAAGAAACCACCATTTCCATTATTGTTACCCCAGATAAGTGCCAATAAAACAATTAACCAAATTGCAGAATCTGAACCGAAACCACCAAAACCGCCATTACCACCAAAACCACCCATCATTGGGTAAACTGGGTATGGATATGCAAAACCACCATTTCCATTAGTAGTTGCTAATTCAACAGTTGGCTGTATTCCACTATTTCCGTTCATTATTTACCTCCTCTCTAAATATTTAAGTTGGTAGATAACTTATAGGAAAGTACATATATCTACCATATATACTCTCCTATAAGGTATCTAACCTTATTTTTTTGGTTGTTGAAATTGCCCCATCATGGTATTCCACTGTTGTTGTTTCTCTGGGGTAAAACCACCAACTATTTTATTCAAATATTCATTAGGGTTCTCGTTATTTTGTCTTGCTTTTTGAAACTCTTGGTACGCTTGTGGGTTTACTCTCTTTAATTGTTGTTCCAACTGATTCATCATATTTTGTGGTATCTGTTGAAATTTCTGGTTCATTAACATTTGAAGTATATTGTTCATACTTGTTCACCTCTTTTTGTAATTTATTAACTTGTGATTGTAGTAATTCTATTTGTAAATCTTTCTCATCTTTTGGTATTATCTCGCTCAATTCATATGTTTTTATTTCACCTTTAGCATTTTTGATCCATACAACACTCATATCTTTACTAAAGTATGGTGTATCACCTACAACCATATCTCTTTGTACTTCTTCTAAAGAAGTCGCATATCTTATCACTTCTCTATTTGTTGGTGCTATTTGAAAATTTTGAGTTAAATTTGTAGGTTGTACAGGTTGTTGCATTTGTGCTTTCATTCGTTCAAGATTGTTTATCTGCTCATTTAATTTATCAATGGTTGTTTGTGGGTTATATGCGTTTGGCATATAGGGGTTATTAAACATAAGTGATTCTCCTCTCTTATAAAATAAAAAAAGAGAGTGTTAAGTATTAAATAAAGAATAAATTCTAAATTCAAACTCACACTCCCAGAATAAGGTAAACAGAAAACGTTCGTTTTCTAAATACATTGTATCTAAATTTACCCAATAAAAAGTGTTAATATTATCTTTAAAAAATAACAAAAAAAAAAAGCACTTTAAGTGCTTAATCTAAATCATCATCGCTAATATCATTTCTAGGTGAACTTTCAACTTCTCCTTTTGTATTATCAACAAGTGATATGACTTTCTTTAAATTGGCGAACACTGGTAATTCACCATCTTCATTTGGTTTTGTACCTTCTGTATGTACAACTTCGCCAATGATTGTTTTACCAACTAATCTATCACAATCAGTTTTTGTATCAAATTCATCTCCATCATCAAAACCTAAAACAACTTCTAATAACTTACCCATGGCAAATAGAGCTTTATCATTATCAAATGAATATTGACTATTAATAATTCCACCATCTGTATCAGTTAATGTTATTTTTAATCGTGAAGGTTTTCCACTAGGTGTGCATTCTGCTTTTGTTATTTTTAACACCCTTTCTCCTTCTGGAACTGTTTTAAAATTTCCTTTTGTCATTACTTTTATTTTCATAATTATTTATCCTCACTTTCTTTATTATATTTCCACACAAAACCTTTGTAGGTTTTTAATCTTCTTTTATTTCTACATGCAGCACTAATCATACTATGATTATATCCTAATTCCCTTTCAATATCATTTACACAATTCCACTTTTTTATTAAAGTACCATCCAAATCATATTGGTTGACCTTTTTAGAAAATGGGTTCTTAGCACCTATAACACCTTTATATTGGTTCTTTTTTGGTTTTCTACCTAAATCATAAGCATATTTTATATTTTCACCATATGTGCTAGGTTCTAAGTTGGTATAATGATTGTTACAATATGAATCAGTTACAGGTTCAATATGATTATATATAGGTTTGTTTTCAGGGTTATCTACAAAATATTCACCAACTAACTTATGTATTTTTATTGTTTTTAATTTGTTATTTTTGCATAATGTTACTTGCAAATAACCATCTTTATCACGAGCTTGTTTTAATATCCTAGGTTGATATTTTTTGGTTTGTCTATTTATAAAAGTTAAACGTTTAACTCTACCATAATCACTAACTTGATATAAATTTTCATAACCTTTAATATCTTTCCATCTTTCATTTTCAAAATCAAGAATATTTAACCATCTGATAGAATTAGGTGCTACATAGTTGAAATAAGACATGTTATTCTTCTCCTTCTTTTATTTTTACTTTTCTCAATGTATATACAACTGCCTTTTCACAATATTTATCGTATGTCGCACTATGATCTTTTTTAAATTGTGTTTCATTAAATTTTTCTTTTACTGATCCACTCAATTTATAACAACCACAACTAGCAATTAAATCTCCATCTTCTAATTGATCCAATAAACCTTGTTTTATATTGTCTTTTAATGTCTTTAATTCTTTTTCTTTATCTTCTATACCATTACTTTGTTTTAATAATTCAATTTCTTCTTCTAATTGTAACGCTTTATCACATAATTCTTCTAAACCACTATCATTTATTGGTTTACTAGCACGAATTAAGTCTAAATACTCTTTATCTATTTTTTCATCAAACTCTGGTGATACACCTGTTTCTATGTATTTGTTCCAGAACTCTTTTGCTTTTTCAAACATTTCATCAACTGTATAAAAATTACCATTCAATTCAAAAATCATATCTTTTAATTTTTTAACAATCATTACTGTGTTAGATTCATTTGGAACAAATTTTTCTGGATGAGCATAATCTATTTTATCTAAAAAACTAGCAACAAATAATACTCTATCTAAACCCAATAGTTTTGCATACAAAGCCCCTTGTAAAGCATAGTAAACAGGAACTTGATTATTTTGCCATTTTAATGGCGAACTTGCTGTTTTAAATTCAACCACCATATTAATATCTTTGCCATTTTCTTTTGTACTAACAGCATCCCAACAACCAGCAAATGGTTTATCATCATCTTTAAAAAAGTTCCATCTAACTTGCTCAAATATTTCTCCAAAATAATCTTCTGGTGAAACAATATTTGGGAATTTTTTAGAAACATATTCTCTTTGTATTGGTTCTATTATACGACCAGCTTTTATATAAACTGTTTCTTCAAAAGGTGGTGTAACAAGTTTTGTACATTCACACCATATTTGAAATGGTGAACTATACGGGTTTAAACCCAAACAACTTGCAAATCTTGTACCAGTGATATATTTAAATCTACTTGGTTTTTTCTCTAATTCTATATGTTTATGATCTTCACTATATTTCCACTCCATTTTCTACCTCCTTATATTTCCATATATAACCATGACTTGTTTTTTGTCTACCTTGACAAGCGGCGGTTATTAAACCATGTGATATACCTAATTCTCTAGTTATATCATTTATACAGTTCCATTCTTTTATTAGTTTATTATTTAAGTCATATTGATTAACTTTTACACTAAATTTATTATTATTTCCGATTCGTTTTGTTCTTAAACCATTTTCCCATGCGTGTTTACCATTTTCACCATTAGTACACCACTCGAGATTATCAACTCTATTATTTAACTTGTTTCCATCTTTATGGTTTACTTGCGGTTTATTTTCGGGGTTTGGTATAAATGCGTTTGCCACAAGTCTATGTACTTTAAAACTTTTAAAAGAATTATTTAGATTTATTTGTGTATTGATATATCCTTGTTTGTTTTTAGATGCTTTTAATATTTTTGTAGGATATAATTTACCGCTTTTATTATATCTATACGATAGTCTTGTATGTTCAATTCGTAATATTCTTCCATAATTGCTAATATAATATAACTTGCTAAAATTAGGAATTTCTTTCCATTCTTCATTTCTTAAAGGTTTTGGGTTAAACCATCTTGTTGAGTTAATTTCAACATTTTCAAACATTACAACCCAACCTTTTCCATTTTAGCTTTAACTTTTAAATCAACTTCTAATATATCAGCAGAACTTAATTCACCACTTAATAATTTTTGTAGAGTTTTATCCCCCCATTCATTATCACCAAGTTTTTCTCTTACTTTCATAATGTTTTCACATATTGCTTTGATATCTTCATCATCGCTACTTTCTTGTTGTTTTTGTTCAACTACTTCCTTTTTGATTTCTTCTTTCTTAGTTTCTGGAACATATACAGGAACTTTTGGTTGTTCACTCTTTTCAACTTTAGTTTCTTCAATTTCTTCTTCACTCATATTTTTTGGTGTGAAGTTCTTATAGAACCATTGTCTAAATGCTAATGTACTTGCACCAGATACAGCTTTGTCGATTGTATCACTACCTTGTGCTATTGTTGTGTACATTTTTGATACACCTGTGTCAATATCAGTCAATGTCGCAACAGTTGAAACAGTTGCTACATGAATTGGTAATTTATTAACTGGTTTTACTAATTCTTTCTCAAAAGATATTATGTTTGTTGTTTCAAATGAGAAATCTAAACCAACTTTAAGTGCTGTTTCTTGTACAGCATTATAGAATTGATCTATACTATAATATTCTCCACCACCTAAATTACTAGGTAATTCCTTATCAAATACAAATTCAATTTTTCTTATTTCTTCTCTAAACTTATTAATTTTCTTTAATAACTTAGCATAATCTTTTTGGTTATCCATATCATTATCTCCTTCTTTCTTTAATTCTTTAATTTTTTCAACTAATTTTTCGTTTTGATCAGTAGCTTTTTCTAATCTTTCTTCTAACTCTTGTTTTGTAGCCATTTCATTATCTCCTTTCTTGTTATTAATTGTATCATATTGTATATTATTAGTCAACCCTTTTTCACAATTTTTTAAAATTTCTATTAAATCTGCTTTTTTAGTTTTTTTATCAATATCTAAATTATAATTAGTTGCACGTTCTAACAATTCTGTTTTCTTTAGATTTTCTAATCTGGGTATTCCAAGAAAGTCATTTGCTCGTTCATAAGCTAAATCTATATACCATTGTTTATTGATATCATCAATAGTACATTGATTTGCATTATCAACTATAGGATTTCTAGGTTGATTTGCCAAAGAATCTCTTCTACCATCTGGTTTGATTTTAACTATAACACCACTTGGTTTTAACCCTGCATAGATACGATTATTTCTTTGCAATTCTATATCTCCGTTTGGTGATTCTTGAACACATTTTTCGTATGTTGATCCTAAATGAGAAATTTGCATAAACTTAAATATATCATTACAATTATTTATTGTTTTCTCAATAGGTATATCAAATAATAAATATTTTAATATAGATTCACCAACAATTACCATTGAATTTGCTTTATAACTATCTTTATATATTGTTTCTAATTTACCATCTTCATGTATTTTTATATCAGGAGAACTTGCAAAATATCCACCTTTAAAATTAACCTGTTGACCTTTATTTGTTTTTAAGATTTCACAATAATTATTAATATCTTTCATAACAATTTTTAATACATCATCACGTTCTAATTCAAGTCTATATCTTTTTTGCCAATCATCAATTACTTCTTGAACTTCATTCATATAAGTATCATCAACTTCAAATTGACAGGCATCGGTGTTAGAACTAATACATTTTAAAGTTGGTATCTTTCGCAAATCATGTATTAAAATAAGTAAAGCACACTGACCCGAAATACAAATTGATCTACATTGTTTTAAATCAAAAAGATTGTTCCATTTAGCACCTAAAGCCCCATAATAAGTATTCAGAGAGGGAGTTTTAAAGCATTAGCTGTTTTTTTATCACCACTATGTTTTGCTTTTATTCTAGTTTCTCTCAATTCTTTATATAAATTAGCATCAGGTTGATTTCTACTAGAATAACCATATTCACAAATTAAACTCGGATATAGTCCTCACCGAAGTGAGGCTACATCATAATTTAATAATAGCCTTTTCACTCCTTAACCACCTCCTTATTATTTTCAAAACGTTTTAATATATAATTTATATTATATCCTTTTTTTAACCAATAATGTATTGTGCCATCACTTATACCTAATTTTTTAGATAACAAAGGTATTGTATAATCTTTATTATTTATAAGAAAATGTAAACATTTTCTAGTATTTCTATTTTGTTCAATTTTAGTTATCCATCTACAATTATTAGGTTCGTAATTTCTATTAACCTTTATTCTATCAAGTGTCAATTCATCACGATATCCATGTGATAAAGCCCATTTTTTAAATTTTAAATAATCATTTTTCCACTCATCACATACTTTTATACCACGACCACCCCAATCTTTAAATTGAATACAATTAGGGTTATAACATCTTTGTTTCATACTTTGATAACATTGATATAATCGATGATATTTGGATTTTTTAGAACCATCTCCATGTAAAGTTCCTATAATTTTATTATTTTCTTTTTGATAACAACCACAACTTTTAACTTCTTTATTTTGAATTATATCAGACCTACGAGTAAAAATTTTACCACAATCACATTTACATATCCAATATGTTCTTCTATTTTCTATTCTATCTAACTTAATAATAGTAACCATTCCAAATTTTTTACCTGTTAAATCTTTAATTTTACTCATAATAATTACCTACATTAAAATCTTCGCTTTCGAAAATATAATTATCTAAAGCTAAATGGATCCCACCAGCCCCAACATTACCTCTCATACCATCTAAATTAATGGGTAAATTTTTATCATCAATATCTATTTCTCCACGTATAAATGAATCAAAATATTCTTTAACTTCTGGTAAAATTTTTTCTAATTCAAAGTTACTCGGATATTGATAATCATTTTTATCATCATGTTCTTTTCTTTCAGCATGTAGAAATGTTGCAGTTAAATTAGCATTTGTTAAACTTAAACCATAATCAAACGGAATATTACCCATTTCACATATAGTATATTTAGCTAAATATCCATCTCTCATTTTTTCGAAAAGTGGAATAAGTGCTTCGACATCACAAGTACAATAATATAATACTTCTTCAAATTGTTCTTTAGTCCATTTAGTTGGTAAATCAAAAGGAACTGTTGTTTCTGTAATATCTAATCTTAAATTTCCTTCAATTTCTTTAAGAGATTTTCTAGGGTTAATTTCATTGAATAAATCCCAATGTATAGGCAACTCAACTCTACCACAATCTATCTCCCAACCTTTACCACCACCAATTATAAAGTCATTGACTTCTTTTAACTCTTCTGGTGTATAACCTGCTAACCAACATTTTAACACCCATTTATCATAGTTATTACAGTTATAACCTATAAGAATGGGGTTGTATTTATCAAGAAACATTTGAATATCATTTGGTAATGAGTTATGAAAGTATACTCTTTCTTTAGTTTTATGAGATATGAATACTACCAAACTATCATGAGCAAATACTTCCATATCGTAATACCATACTCTATCTAATAATGTATCAAATTCCATTAATCTTTATCCTCTTTGTCTTTTTCCTTATCAACAATTGATTGCATAATCACTCTACTTTTTTCTATCATTTCTTTTTCTTGTTTCTTTACTAAATAATTACCAAATAATATTGTTGATATAATACCTGCTATATAACCTAGTACAAAACAAAATATTGTTGTTGGAATACTAATATACATATTACTCACTCTCCTTTGGTTTGATATAAGTTCTACCTTTTATCAATAAATCTTTTTTAACTTTCAACGCTTTGTTTTTAGTATCATTCGGCATTGCACTAACCCAAAGTTGTCTATGTTCTTTTTGTCTATTCTTGAAAAACTTTTGTTTTTCTTTATAATCTTTAAATTCCATTAATTATTTCCCACCCTTCATTTTTATAAACTTTTTTTCTTTCTCGTGTAAATTTATCTAAAATGCTAACATCATCGATTAAGTCATAAACATTTGCAATTTTTTTATTTTCATATGGTCTTTGACACCTACCGATAGCTTGTACAACTAATCTTTTATCTTTTACTGGACTTGCCATAACTAGATTTTCTAACATTGGTATATCTAAACCTTCAGCAACTAACGAATAAGTTGCAAATAATACTTTATATTTACCATCTCTGAAATCTTCTACCATTTTTTCACGTTGTTTCTTAGGTGTTTTACCATCAATACAAACGGAACTCTTTACATTTTTTTGTAAGTAATGTAATTGATCCACTCTTTCTGATATAACAATTGTATAACTTTTTAAATTGTTTATGAGATTTAGTATTTGTGCATTCCTTTTATAATCATTTGCTATATCTGTTATCAATCTTGTAAAAACTATCTTACCACTCAAATCAAAAACATCTCTATCATAAACATTGTAATTTGTACTCATTAAAAATATTCTTGCTGGTACTTGGAATTTTTCCAATGGTATTTCAAGTATTTGCTTACCTTCATATATTCCAATTAATTTATCTTTTGTATCATTTTTCTTAACTTCATATATAACATTTCCTAATATTTTAACAGTGGTATTTTCTAAACCATCTGCTCTATGTAGGGTTGCTGTTAAACCTAGTTTATATCTAGCACTAAAATAATTAATACATTTCTCAAACATTTTAACTGATTCTGCATTTGTTGATAAATGGTGGCACTCATCAACTATAATTAAACCAAACTCATCTTGCCTTATTTCACCTTTATCAATCACATTAGCAAGTGTTTGTACTGTTGCGAAAACCATATCTCCAGATACATCACATTTACCTTCTGTTATCTTACTTGTTTTACAAATAAGATTATCTTCACAACGTTCAATAGCTTGATTTAATAATTCTTTAGTGTGGGTACACCATAATGTTTTTTGTTTTAAATAACTAGCACAATATAAACCTATTTGAGTTTTACCTAAACCGGGGGGCAATACAAATATACCATTGACATACTTTTTCAAAGCATTAGCACATGGTTCTTGGTAATCTCTAAGAACTATATTACTTGTTATATTTGTTTTATTACTTATTGAATAATCTTTATAATCTTCTTTAACAGGGTGTATATTCCAAATATCTTCAAAACAACCTATTGGTAAATATATGTTACCATTATAAAAATCATATAAACTTATAGATTTTGGTGTCTTTCCGATCCAGAAGCCCATACGTTGTTTTTTAATATAGTCTGGGTTCAAAAATGTTAATTCTTTTTTACAATAGTCTAATATTTCTTTCGTTGGATCTTGTATTTCGATAATGTTACTTAATGTTATTTTCATACTTTTTTAACACTTTTTAAATACTTTTTTAATACTTTTTTATTCATATAACATTATCTCCCTACTATCCATCATTTTAATACAATCATTTTTTAAATCTAAATAACCTTTTTCTTCTAATATAGGTTTTGCATTTGACCATGTTAGCCAATAATTACCAACAATATCAGATTTAATCATTATCCAAACATCATTACCATACTTCCTAACAAAATTATCTAGTTCATCTCTTTTCTTATACAAACCACTAGCTTTATAACTTAGTTTATCTTTTGTTGTATGCTTTGCTTCAATAAACATAGCACTTGAATTTTTAGAAACCAATATATCACAAATCGTTCCATTAAATTCTGTGGGAAATTTATAAACAAAATACCCACGTTTGTTGTAATACTCCATTATTGTAGTTTCCCAATTCTTACCAATCTCATACTGTTTGATACCCATTAAGATACCCCACTTTCATATTTCCAAACATAACCACCAGCTGTTTTTCTACCATATCGATTAAGGCAACATGCACTTATATGAGATGTCGGTACACCTGTTTTTTCAGATGCTTCACTACAACTTTTATATGTTTTGATATAATTACCTTCTTTATCAAACATAGATACCGATTTTGAACATTTAATCGATGCTTTTTTCGTTCTATTACCATATGTATTGTTATACTTAGAATCACACCACTCTAAGTTACTAACACAATTATTTGATTTATCCTCATCTTTATGGTTTACTTCTGGTAAATTATTGGGGTTTGGTATAAATGTTTCAGCTACAAGTCTATGTACTCTACGTGTTTTAACTATATTATTTTTTGATAAGGTAACTATATAATAGTTCTTATAAGTACAACAATTTTTTAAAATTCTAGGTTTTTTTATGGTGTTGTTCCTTACTAAACTCTTAACTCTACCCAAATTACTTACCTGATATAAACCTTCATAGTCTTTTATGTCTTTCCATCTTTCTTCTATTATACTCATATTCTGGTTCTTCCTATCAATTTTATCTTTTTACTATATTTAACTTTTCTTAACATTTGTTCCATTAAATATTGACTATTAAATTCCTTAGTAAATGTTTCTCCATTTTCTAAATTTTTAAAATAACATCTCCACATATTATTTTACCCCTTTCTTATATCTATTATTTCTTTATTATATTGTTCCATAATTTCATAAGGAATATCAAAAGAGTGGTTTATCTTAGCCATA